AAATGATATTTAAACTACTTATAATACAAGAGTTAAGTCAATTTTATAGAAAATATTAACACCCGTTAAGAAATTATTTCTTAAAATACTGAATTTATTATAGTTATAAAAATTTCAAATTCATGCATTTTTAGAGTAAAAATTGAGGTAAAATCGGTAAAATGAAAAGTAAATCACGAAAACCACAATTCCAAAAGTTTTTACTTTATGTCGGAAATGGCATAATTTTTTGTCTTAGATATAATCAAATTTATCATTTTTTAGAAATTGGATTTCCGAAATTAGGTTTCGATTATGCTTGTTATTTAATTGATGACTTCTTCATACCTTGTATGAAAAAAGAAAATCAGAGTGATCAAGAATTAAAAAAACGATTGAGAGCACAATGCAGAGCGGCACTTGGACGAGGGAAAACAAAACGATTTTGGCTGAAATTAGAAGGAATACAAAAGAGAGAATTTAATCAAGGATTAAAGAAAATAAACAAAACAATGTTCATTGAAAAAACGACAAGATTTAAAAGAATAATGCGTTAAAGGATAAATATTTATACTGCTTTAAATAAAGGATAAATATAATGAAATACACCGGAAGCAAAAGAAGAATTATTAAATTATTACGTCCGTATTTAGAAAAATACCGTCTGAATGCAACGCATTATATTGAATTATTTGTGGGCGGATGCAATGCAATCATAGATACTAATATTAGTTTGCAGAGAATCGGCAACGATCATAATTTTTATTTAATCGCTTTGCTTGAAGCATTACGAAAAGGGTATAAACCGCCTATGCAATTCACCAAAGAAGAATATTTAGAGGTCAAAAAGAACCGTGAAAACTATCCTCCTGAATTAGTAGGATACATAGGTTATAGTTCGTTTAAAGCAAAATGGTTTCAAGGTTTTGTTTCTAATGAATATTATTATACAAAACCTTATTTAACACAAAAAAGAAGAAATCCACAATTAGAATATTATCGGTCTGTAATGAATATGATTCCATTTATTCAAGATATAAAGTTTACAAGTTTAGATTACCGTGAAGTAATAATACCGAATAAATCCATTGTTTATTGTGATCCTCCGTATCAATTGTCTTCAAAACTTAATAATGATTATTATTATTATTATCGTGAAAAAAGTTTTGACCATAATGCTTTTTGGGACTACATGAGAGTAATCTCAAAGAATAATTTTGTTTTTATCAGCGAGTTGAATGCACCGGATGATTTTAAATGTATTTTTCAAACTGAACTGGCAAACGAGTGTATGGATAAAAGGACAGTAGATATAAAATACAATAATGAAAAATTATTTATAATGAATTATTCCAAATAACTGAAAGGATAATAGATATGTTATTCCACCGTTCAAATCTTATTATTCATAAAATGGCAAATCAAGACCCTGAGCAACAGAACACGCATTGTCTGTACTTTGCAGAAGATGGCTCAACCGTTGCCAGTAACCGTATTAGTGCAATAGCGTGCTCTCCTGTAGATAGGAGACAATATTTTCCCGATATTGGTAAGAAACCAATTGATTTGGAATATGGCACGGCGGTTCATTTGGACGTGGTTGAACAAGTCCTAAAAAATATACCCAAAACAAAAGATTCATTTATGCAATACGCGGTAATTACAAGGATGGATAATGAGCGCATAGAACTAACCACTACCGATAAACAAAAAGAATTATCGGTAACAGGAAAAGTATTGCGTATTTCATTCCCTGATTGGAAAGCGCTGTTTCGTATTTCGTTTGATTATGTAAAAACATTTTTTAATAATTGTTCATCACTGCTCACGCGAAAGCAGATTGACGAAAACGAAAATTATGGACGAATAGCCGTAAATCGGAAAATGCTGATTCAATTATTACAAACTATTGATGATGCCTGTGGAAATCAAAATGAAGATTTAATTTACATTGAGTTTTCAAGCGATAAGAATCCTTTATTACTACGGGCACAAAACAGGATAACCGGACAAAAAGTAATCTCTATTATCCGTCCGGTATTTCTTGCGGAACAATGGATGAAATATGATGAATGGGAATCCTCTGTATTTAATTTACTGAATACTGAAAATGAAAAAAATACTGAAAATTCAATACCGTTAAAGAAAAAAATACCGTTAAAGAGAAAGGAATAATAATGGAATTTACAAAACCAACTGATTTTTTATGGTGTATTGTTGCAGTATTGTTTATAGTAATAATACTGAATGAATGTAAAAGGAGTAATACTGAAATGACAAATAAAACCTGGACAACTCATAACGGAAAAGAAATTGAAATTAACAGAATGTCAGCCAGATACATTGATAATATTTTAAATATGCTGACTGAATTAAAAGATAAGCAGGAATTAAGTGCACTGCAAAAATTCAATAAAGACTATTTAAATATTGATTTCGATTTGCAGAATGTGCTGGATGCAATTGAAAATTTTATTGATATCTTTGAATGTGAATTAAAAGTAAGAGACGCCGATAAAGACAATTGGAATGCCGGTCTTAAATCGTTAAAAAGGAGTATTAAATAATGATAGATAAAAGTATAATATATTATTTTCAAACATTAACAAAAGAGAAACTAATAAGACAAAAACGGTGGAATGTCATTTCATATTGTTGCATTGAAATTAAAAATACAATAAAGGAATTTGAATATTTTAAATATGAGTGTGAACACTGGATTAATCAATTTGAATTACATGACAATTATATCAAAATATTATTTACCACTCAAGTGGATACAAATGCTTCATACGGCGGAAATTGGCAATCAACAACATCATATCTAGCCTTATCGGAATCATGCGTTTTAAATGCGGACGAAGTTACATTTTCTATTTTTGATTATATTGAAAGTATTGAATACTCCGCTTTTCACGAAGTTTGCCATTTATTATTTTCTGATTTTTGTAATCATATTGAAACTCACCGCTATTTGAATTTGGATATTGTAGAATGCTCTGAACATAAATTGATAAATAAATTATGGAATTTGCATAAAAACCGTGAAGGGTCTATCAGTAAATTATTAAAAGGATTATAAACAAATCTAAGGAATTGAAAAAGGAGAAACAGATAATGAATAAAATTAAAGTTGGTTCGGAAGTGGTTATATTTAATCGAAATGGTTTTTCTATTGAAAGAATTACAGGAGAAACAAAATTACATTGGATAGTTAATAAAAATAAATATAAAAAGTCAAATGGCGGTTATATTCATAATGATTTCTGGTCAAATATACATATTGACTTTAATGCAGATGTTGCCGTGTATAAAGAAAAACAAAAAAGGATAAATAAAATAAGATTCATTACTTTTAATTTACATAATCACAATATGGTTTCAAAAATGTCTAACGATCATTTAGATGAAATAATCAATATAATTAAAAATTATAAAATAGAGAAACCGGAGGATGTGAAATGAAAACATATTTTTATAAAACATGAATTACCGCTTGAAATCAATGCGTTTGCAGAATTACGGGAATTTATTTTAGAACATGGAGATTAAAACAATGGATAAATCACTACTCACATCATTATTAGGTACTCAGCATCAAGAATGTTTAGATCAATTGTTGTCTGCTGATGATTTGTTAATTAACAAAATGTGTGCATTGCTCATTATGAAATGGAATCTATTTTCAACTGAATTTCACTGGCAAAATAGATATTACACCGGAAATTTACCTGAAGATTTATCTAAAATGAAAGTAACTCATTTTATGGATAGTTATAATCCGTGTAAAAATGAGAGTCAATTTTCAGAATTGTTAAATGAAGTATTAGAAAAATATCAAACCGGATTAACATTAGAAATTTTAATACGCAGGAAACAAAAAGAATTTACGATTAACCCTTTTTATTCTCAAACGGCTGAAAATTTAGGTTTGAAAAAATTAAGTGATTATCCGGTTTTAAAAAGTCATAATAACCGAGCCGGATGTGTATTATTATTGTATTATGTTATTCAAAAATATTTTGAGAATGTACATGTATCTTAATTTTTTATTTTAATTTGGAGGACAAACATGTTGAAATACACGGTTAAGAAGAATGGTAAAATCATTGATAAAGGGCAATCTAATTTAAAAACAAAATTAGAACTTTATCATAGTCTACAGGAACAATTTTGGTATCGTAGTTCTTTTATAGAATCACCGGATTTTTTGTATTCAATCGGCACAATGCAAAACGATATTTACTTAATTGAAATAGAGGAGATAAGAATATGAAATACTTTATAGATTTGAGAATACAGTCAAAAGAATTCTTAGACAATTTAAGTAATGAGTCCATTCATACCGTGATAGATTATCTTTTGGAGTATAAAAAGGATTTTCTAATCAAAAAACTCATGACCTTAGTTGAGGGTAAATATGCCGATATTTTAGAAATTTGTCTAAAAGAAGAAGATAAGGAGGAGGAATAATATAGTTTGGATTGGAAATGAAAAATATTCGTGATTTAAACTATTGAAAGGACAATTAAAATGAGAATGAAAAGCGGTGTATATGCGGTTACGAATACGATTATTCAATCTCTTGCAGAGCACAAGAGGGACCCTTTATTTATTGACGGAATTAAATGGATAGTGCATTTAAACAGTATACCGATTTCAGATGCGGGACAAATTAAAGCACAACAGGTTATATCCATGTTTAAAAGGCTGGATGATTATGCTAAACCGGATGAATTATTAAATGAAATTCAAAAGAAAATAGAGGAGTTATTTGATGATTAGAACGTATCCTATTTTATTAGAGGAGGAGTTAAGAGCATGAATCAAATTACAAAAAAGAATTTTGTAGAAAGAATAGAAACTATGATTGACTCTCCGCATTTAATTATTTCAGAGAGTCAATTTTACGGAATGCACAAGGAAGAAATATTATTGAATTGTGCATTATTATCCGTTAATCGTATACGCGGGGGTACGGTATTTTTAGTCATAAAAGATCAAGGTGATTTGCAGAGAATTGTTGACTTGATTTTGCAAAAGAAAACAGTGGTTCCTTTGTTAAAATTTGAGGGGTTTAATGGGAAATCAAATATATATGCCTGTATCACTTTTGAAAACAACACAAGGTTATACGTGTTTCACTTACTAAAATGTAAGGAAATTGAATGGTTTTATCAAAAGAATTTTATTGATTGTCTTGTATATCAACGTATTGATTTTTTGAAAAAACAAAATGAATATAATCTTTTGATGGAACGGTTAAAAAGTAATAATTTACAATACCATGTTAATCAAATTGAATTAACTGAATAACGTAATTATCTAATAAATAATAAAAAAAAGGTACAGTTACAGTTTGTACCTTTTTTTTATTATTGTAGAAATGACACCCAAAAATAATATTCGTTGAAACAACTAAATCTTGACAATAATAAATAAGTGATTAAATTTTAAAAAAGGATAAAAACATAGAAAATATCGGGCAGAATAATGGACAGTAAGAAGCCGTCTAAAACAAATACAAAAAAAGTTGGATTGGTTAGTAAACATGTAACTAAGAAGAATCGCCAACTAAGAAAAAAAATAAAAGACAATACCTTAACAGTCGGTTCTTACTTATCTGCTTTGGAAAAACGTAAGTTTTTAGAATTATTTTCTGAAATGCCCGTGCGTGGTACATGTTGTAAAAAACTAGGAATCGGCACGGTAAGATTAGAGCAAGAAGAATTAAACGATGCCGACTTTGCGCTTGCTATTAAACATGCAAAAGAACAAGGCATAGACACGATAGAAGCAGAGGCGATTCGACGTGCGCGTGATGGTTTTGACGAACCTGTTTTTTATAATGGTGAACAATGCGGAACCAAGCGCCGATATTCAGATACACTAACTACGCTATTATTAAAAGGCAACCGCAAAAAATATAGAAATATTGATGCAACTAATAATAGTGAAGCAGGAGATCAAGTAACCAGAATGTCAATTGCGGAATTGGCGAAATTGGCATCACAACGTGAAAGACGCGGTACATAACTAAGAAAAAAAAATATTGTAATTGATTGTAAGAAAATTGTAGAGAAAGAAACCATGAATTTTATATAGGAAAAATAATGACCAAATTCTGTGTACAAGATTTATTATTGGAATCGGTTATCCGTGAAAAGAATATTTCAGATGCTGATTTATTTTGGCATTATCAAAATGATGATGATGGTTGGAACCGTTTTATATTTGAAATATTACAATGCGATTTAGATAATGAACAAGAACAAATAGTACACAGTATACAGCACAACAAAAGAACAACCGTTAAATCCGGTCATGCTCGTGGAAAAGATTATACCGGAGCGGCGGTGTGTTTAACACATTGTTTATTATATAATCCAAGTAAAACTATAGTTACCGCACCTACACAGCGGCAAGTTTATTCAATCAATATGTCCGAAATAGAAACAATATATAATCATGCCGAAACAATATTAAATCAAAGCGGTAATACATTAGGAGCTAATATTATGCGCTCCAAAATTACGTTTGATGATGAGCCCAATCATTTTCTGGAAGCATTTAAAGCAGCCGATAAATCAACGGAATCTTGGACAGGTTATCATAGTCAAAATATTTTATTATTAATTACCGAAGCCAGTGGTATAGAAAATCAAACTTATGAGGCGGTGGAAGGTTTATTAACCGGTACTTCACGCCTGGTATTATTAGGAAATCCAAACTTACAAACCGGAGAATATTTCCGGTCATTCCGTGATCCTCAATATTCCGCTTTAACTTTGGATTGTTTATTCGCCCCAAATGTAAGAAATAAATTCACCGGTAAAGACAGCAATAATCCTAAGTATATTAAAGGTCAAGTAGATTGGGAATACGTAAATGACCGTGTGCATAAACCAGGTTGGACGCAAGTAATAAACGAAAAAGAATTCGGCAAAGACCCGGATGATTTTGTGTGGGAATCACCAAAAGAAATTGAAGTAATTGAAAAAGGCAAAACGAAAACCGTTACAAAATTGGTAAAAGAATATAGACGTCCAAATGATTTATTCTTAATTAAAATACGCGGTAAGTTTGGACGCGAAAGTAATGAAAAATTAGTGCCATTATCATGGTTGGAATTAGCACAAGAGCGCTGGAAAGAACGTTCGTCCCTTTATGACTGGGCTGATAATGATTTATTCTTAGGAGCCGATATTGCCGGTATGGGTATTGATCTGGAAGTACACATGCCAAGATTTGGTAATTACGTTGAAAAGCCTAGAGTATTTGCAGAAAGTGACGCGGTAAAATCAACAGGCAGGCTTATTACTTACGCGAAATTACAAGAGCGTTCTTACTTTGCTATCTTTGTGGACAGTATCGGCGAGGGTGCAGGTACTTATGCTAATTTAAAACAATATCGTAATGATGAAATATTAGATGGGTGTGCAGTTAATTATGATATTGTATGCTGTAAAGGAAGTAATAGGGATAGAATTTCAGGACTGACAGATTTAACAGGTGTGCATAAATTCTTTAATGCTCGGTCTTATTGTTATTGGGCTCTCAGAGAAAACTTAGACCCGAAATTAGGGGGGTTATTAGCATTGCCTCCTTGTGAGGAATTGATTGAAGATATCCATGCACACAGTATAGTCCCCAGAAGTGATGGACTCATTCAAATCTTACAAAAAGAAAAAGTAAAAGAGAGTTTAAAACGTTCACCGGATTACTCGGACCCGTTAGCGTATTCTTACTTCCCGTATAAGCGCGATTTATCACATTTAATCAATGATACCAAGCCTTTTAAAGGCGTAGGAGTATTTTAATATGAAATTTATATTAACGATTTTCATTTTGAATTATTGATGGATATAAACTTTCATTATTTATAGTTTAGGAATAAGAAATGGCTGAAAACAATAACAATATTTTAACAGTAGGTTCAATCGTTAAAATGGATTTGACGATTCAACATGACGAATATCTTGAAACACAATACGCAAGAGATACATCACGCTTATTGTTTGATGGCATTCATGCTTTGCAGAAATCCGGCAATATTAAAGATTACTTATTTGAAAAGAAAAATGAATCAAAAAATGATTATAACTTACGTGTTAAGCGTTTATTACTTGATCCGTGGATTGATAAAATTATAACGGCTAGACAAGCGTTATTGTTTAGAAAGTCAATCATAAGAGAATTGATTTCCGAATTAAAAGAATATACTGAAAACGTTGACTTAAAAGGAACATCTATAGATTCCTTTATGGAAAATCAGTCAAAACAAGCGCAAATTGATGGTATCCGGTGGATATTAGTAGATATGCCTCAACGTATTCTTGATGAGCAAGGTAATTTAAAACCGTTGACCGCATTACAAGAAAAACAATTAAACTTTCGCCCCTTTATGGAATGTATACCGGCAAATGTTGTAATTGATTGGGAATTTGGTGAAGATAAAAAACTATTATGGGTGGTCATGGAATTAAATATTAAAATGGCTAGGAGTATTGAAAACATTGGCAGAAAACCGGAAATTAGAAAACAATATAAAGTATGGACAAGAAATTATTGTGTTGTTTATGAAGAAGTAAAAAAAGGAACGCAATATGATATAATGCAGAATACAAAAAATGATTTGATTACACTGCCTACGCAAACGAATACGGACAAAGAGTATAAAATTATTAGTATTCAATTAAATATGTTAAGTGAAATTCCATTAGTGCCTTTGTTTGGTGTTAAACGCAGTGAAGCAAGCGGAGACCCAATTTGTAAGAATATTCTGCAACATGTTATTTTACTAATGAATAAAAATAGTGTTACCGATCATTTTGAAGAAAAAGCGGCGCATCCGGTTCCTTATGCAATCAGTAAAAAACCACCGGAAAAGATAGATAGTTGGAATGGTATTTGGATACCAAACACAGCCGACGCGAGTGAACATTCTATTGGTCAAACGCAAATAGGATATTTAGAACCAACCGGAGCCAGTTTTTCGGTAATAAAAGAAACCATTAAAGATATTACTTATAAAATATTATCTATTTCCTTAGCGCAAAATAGAAAAGAATCGTCACAAGTGCAATCAAGTGATTCTCAAAAAGAAGATAGAAAAATATTTAGTTCATCCTTATATAGCACATCATTACAGATTGAAGAAACGGAAATTAGGTGCTGGAATTTAATGGCAAAATGGCTGGGAAAAGAAACGGGAGTGGTTGAATTAACTTATAGCCGTGATTTTGATGACAAAGAAATAGCGGTTGAAATGATAAATTCATTACGTGATTTAGTAACGAGTTATTTACTGCCTAAGAAAACGTTATGGGAATTATTGATTAAAAATGAAATATTACCGGACGATTTTGATTTTGATTTAGCGGAGTTGGAAATTTCAAATCAGATTAATGCCGAAAGCGGTATCAATACCGGCAATATAATTCTAGGAGATGAAAATGATGAAGTATAATAATTTATTACTATTTTTAATAATAACAATATTATCACTTAATTTAAAATGTGCAACATATACGGAGCGTGAATTTATTATTGAAAATCCAAAAATGGCGGTGATTACCGATATTGCCAGTAATAATATTCAAGCCAATCAACAATTGAATTGGAATTTAGGAATAGAAGCAATTCCGGTGCAGGGAATACCCTCCGCCAATACCTCATTAAGTAATAACGGAGTATTAGACGCGCATAAAGTTACAATTAAAATGGCAACGGATGGCGTATTGATTATTCAATCATTAGCCAGTCGTAATATCGGAGTTGACATTGCAGAATTACTGGTAAATTCAGTGAAAACCGTAGATCATCCGTTTGGCAATTTAACAGTAAAAGAAAATGGCACTGCAACATTTGAACACGTGGAAAATCAAATTGGAGAAATACCATTAGAAAATAAGAAAGGATTATTTTGGTAAACGATTATGAAACTATTATCTACTTTTACGCTTTTGTTTTTAACGGCATTAATTTCACAAAGTCAAAATGTATTTCGTCCTGATTATCAACAATTTCAAGATGACCAATATCACTCAGGAAATGAAGAATTACGAACATCCAATGCTATTATTTTATTCCAAGATGCTATTGAAATAGATAATGAATTTGACTGGGATTACAATGTAATCGGATCCGCTTCACGCATATTAAATTCAACAAATTCTGCAATTGATTTAATCATTGGTACAACAATGGCGGAATCAATAGAGCGTATTACACGCAAACAATTTAGTATACCAATCGGTAAATCAGCACGGGTAAATACCGCTTTTATTGCCAACGCAACTAAGAACGGATTAGTACAAGAGATAGGATTTGCAAATAATAATAATGGCGGTTTCTTGCGAATCAATGAAAATGGTTTTCATTTTATTCACCGGAATATAGCATCCGGCACGGTTACTGAAACTACTTATACGCTGGGAGAATCAACTAATCTTTCAATCACAGACCGTTTTAATACCGCGCAAAGTTATTATAACAAATTAGATTTAACTAATAAAGTGCATGTATTAACGCAGGAATTTCAATATTTTGGAGGCGGACGTATAAGACAAGGTTTTATCTTGGACGGTAAAATCATTTACATGAATGAAATCAATACAAATAATATAACGTCTGAATCCATACTGAAAACAGTACGTTTGCCATTGTATTATAAAATAGTCAATTCCAGTACAACTAATAATGCCAGTACATTATCTTGTCTTGCATCTTCTTTGCAGATTGACGGCTCTTATGAAATCAGAAAATTTATGTCAACCGTTTCAAACGGCTCTGTAATTCGCAACGCTACCACTGAATTGGTTCCGGTATTGGCAATACGTCCTGCAATTAAAAATGAGCATGATTTATTTAATAAAAGGCTTATTAGTATTGAATCATTATTTTCACTGAGCGATACCCGCAGGGCATTGATTCAGATTGAACAAATATTAGATTCGAGTTTAATTAATGTGGAAAATTGGGGAAAACCTCATCATTATTCTGCTGTTGAATATGCTTCCAGTGTTACGCAAGTAATCAGCAGTAAAAGAAAATTATTGTTTTCTGAAATGATAAATGTTGACGATGTAAAGGGTACTAATAACTTACAATTACCTAAGATCAGCCTTGATTCACGGAATACACAAGATGAAATCTTTTTAATCTCTGCAAAAATTATTGAGGGTTCAACAAGCGGATTTTCAATATCTGCTAACATTATAGAGGAGTAAAAAGATGATTAGTGAAAAAAAATGGGAAGAAGAACAAGCAGCACATACTTTATTGGAAGCGGAAAAAATTAAAGATAATCCGCAGTTATTATCAGGAGCAAAACGGGTATTGCAGGAAACTGTAGAAAATGGAAATCAAGCAATCAATATATTAAATAGATTAGACGGAACAACTAATCAAAACGAAAGAAAGGAGATTCAAACGCCAAACAAAATAGTAACAGGTGCAGATATTGAAATGCAAAGAAAAAACATAACTGTGCCTGGAAGATAAGTAGTAAGTTTACGGAAACGCTAAATCCGGTTATTAGTTAGAATGACTAACTTTAAATAAACATGAAATCGCCTAACGTGACGGCGTAAAACACGGAAAAGGAAAATCAAATGCCTGAATTTAAATTAAATGAAAAAGGTTTCTTAGTTGATGAAAAGGACAATCAAATCAAAATTGGTGAAGACACCGTGCAATTACAAGGTTATTTACCGCAAGCAAAAGTAGATGAGATTGTGCAAACGCGATTGAAGAATAAAGATGCTGAATTGGATGAGAAAAAAAAGAAATTGAAATTATTGGAAGATGAAATCAAAGTTTTTAATTCTCAACCGGAGAAATCTCCGGCGGTTCAGCAGTTGTTGGAACAAAAACAAAAAGATTTTCAAACGATGCAATTGGCTTTGCAGAATGCCGAAAAATCAGCACAAGAAGCGGTAAGCGTTCAATTACAGAATGCAAAAGAACAAGCAACTAATTTTGAAAAGTTGTATATGGCAGAAAAAAATCAACGTGTAAAAGATCAAGTTGAAAATTTGATATTAAGCAAAACGGGTAGTATGTTTATGAATGCGAAAAAAGATGTACTGCCGGCACTCTTATCAAATTGGAAACGTGAACCAAAATTAGATGTGGCTGGTAAACCGATTGAAAATCAATTTGTGGATTTATTTGAAATCGAATATTACGACAAAGATTCAAAGACTAAGAAGTCAGGTAAATTTGAAGTAGAAAAAGCCGTACAATTGTTTTATGAAAATCCTGAAAATGAATATTATCGTTCAGGCAAGATACCACATCAAGGCGGTGGTGGAGGTATAGGAAACTTAGTTACACCGCTACAACAAACAGGATATATTAGTCCTGTGCAGAAAATAACCGCAGGTCTTCAAAATATGAAACTCGGTGACACTATTACCGGATAAATAATGACTGAACCTTGCGGCTAAACTAAAAAGAAAAAGAAACAGGAAAGGAAATTTTCAAAATGGCCAGTCAAACATTATCGGAAGCCGCAAAACTAATTAATAATCAAGTGATTCAAGGTGTCGTAGAAGACGTAATTACGACTAACCCCATTTTTAATTTTTTGCCGTTCAAAGGCTATACAGGTCAAGCGATTGTTGTTAATCGTGAAGACGCTTTAGGCGATGCCGGATTTTATGCTGTGGGCGCCACAATTACACATAAAGGCGCGGCAACATTCACGCAATATTCTTACTCGGCAGTTTCGTTAATTGGCGATGTTGAAATGAACGGTTTGGTGCAAGCACAATCGCAAAGTGCAGGTACGAATCAAACTGCAATTGAAATTAGTTCTAAATCAAAACGTTGTGGAAGATTATTCCAAAACGGTATGGTGTCGGGAACAGGTGTATCGCCGGATATGCACTCCCTGCATACATTAGTTGACTCGAATCAATATACGACACCATCCGCCGGACAGGCGGTAAGTTTTACATTACTAAGAACGTTAAAAGATTTGGTAAAATCAAAAGATGGTCAGGTAGATTGGTTAATGGCTCCAGGCAGAACACTAAGAAGCATTCAAGCATTATATGATGCGCTTGGAGGAACAACTCCGATGCATGTCATTGAACTAACATCCGGACAAAAGCAGTCCGTACTACTGTTTGAAGGCACTCCTGTATTCCAAAATGACTGGATGCCGGTAACAGAAACCGCGAATGGCGCGGCATTAACAGGCGGTGCATTGAATTCAATTTATGCCGGAGTATGGGATGACGGCTCCGGTAAGATTGGTGTGAGTGGTATCCATCCTGAAAGTGTGCCGGCTGGTATTGTGGTTGAATATGTCGGCAAGCAAGAAGATAAAGACAATGATCAATACCGCGTAAAATGGTATACTAATTTTGTCAGCATGAACCGGAAAGGTATTGCAAGACTAACAAGTATTAACAACTAATAATTTAATTCTAATTTAACTTATAATTAGAATTAAATTAAAATGAAAAGGAAGGAATCATCATGTCATCAAAAGAAAAAGAAATACCGTTGCACGAGCAAATCAATGCTAATATTGCTCCGATTAAAGTAATGTTGGACAAACAAGAAGTAGATGCGGTGCGTGTCATGTTAAACAATAAAACCGTAAAAGGTATGGAAGTCGGCGAGCGCAGAAATTTCTTTGGATTCGAATTAACGATGCAGCCGGACGGTGAAACCTGTACAGGATTTATTCCATATATTTTAGCGCAATCGGAAATTGAAGCGGGGCGGTTTAAATTGATTAGTATGTCCGACCGCTTCGATTTCAAAGAAGAAACGAAAGATGACCGGCGCGCTTTTCATCAAACACCATTGCAAACATTACGGACGGTGCAAAAATTAGATGTGGAACAACTAAGAAAATGGGTTACATCTAATTTCGGATTTTCAGTTTCGGACAATGCCACCAAAGAACAACTGTTAAATATTATTGTTGATAAAATCGGCGGCACGCAACAAGATTTAGACGAGGCGGTTAATGTGAAAGAAATTCAACCGCAATTACAAGACGTCACAAAAAAGAAATCCGGCTAAGTAGTAAGTATCATCATTTTATTAAATAAGGAGAGTAAAATGTTTAATCAATTCTTAAAAGAAATCAAATTCGTTTTACCTTTGGTATTATTTTTACTGTCTTTTTTAGTTATTAACACAAAAATATTTGCAGACGGCTCGGTTGCTTTTACCAATGATGCTTATGGAGCCGCCGGTAATTCAATTGGTGATGTTTCTCCGGCGGTTGAGCGTTCTCATTTATTCTCCGTAGCCAATACTACCAATCTTCCTGCGAACGGTATTATTACCGCAACGTTTGATATTAGCGGAGCAATATCGTTAAATTTATTACTTGCAGATACCACCGATACCACCGGACAAAATACGGCTAATAAGATAGTATTTAGTCCTACCTTAGTTATGCAGGTGTACGTTTCACCTACCAGAATAGCATCCATTACTGAGTACCAATTGATTGGTGAAATTACTAATTTAGGTGGAACCATAATTAAATTACCGGAACCTTACAGCGCGGCATTGTTTCGATTGCGTCCACCCAGACCGTCAAATTCACGTGCAGGAACATCGCACGATATTCGTATTGACAGCCGAATCAATCATAGTTACTAACATTCGTCAGAGGAGGCAAATAATGTTTTTCACTTTCCTCCCGACTGTAATAAACGTTTTAAATGCCTCCTCTGAATCTTATTTTAAAAGGGTACTAAGATGACAACATTGGACACAACGGTTGCCACGCTGACTGCAAACTCTTATGCCACACTTGCAGAATTAGACGCTTATTTTGATTCCGATATTGCGTTTAAAGTAATATGGGATGCGTTTACTTCAACCGTTAAAACACAAAGAGCAATTGCCTCAACTCGTGCAATTGATTCTTTAAAGTATAATGGTTTTAAATATAAAAATAATTCTGAACAAATATTAGAACATCCTAGATGGCAAGATTACCCGTATCATGTCACTACTATCAATCCAAAAATTAAACAAGCGCAAGCGGAAATGATTAAATTACAATATGAAGATCAAGCAATAACCGGAACCGGAAAGAGTAATTCAGAGCAAATCATTAGTAGTGTTGACGTTTTTCAAACGGTGAAAGTGAATTTTGAAAATGGTTTGCCGGAAACATCCAGTAATAAGCAACAGTTTTCCGGAGCAAGCGTTCAAAGGATTAAAGCATTATTAGCGAATTATTTATTTGACAATTCATCTGTTTTAGTATGGGAATAATAAAATGGTTCCTTTCTCTCTGCAAGATTATTTAATTCGCAGGCATATTATAGCCGAATCATTTTCAAACGGAGTAACGAAAGAGTTGATTGAAATATTATTCAAAGCACAAAAACAAGTGCAAGATCATATACGCAATCAAAAAGCCGGAAAAATGACAAAAACAACAATGCAAAAAATTAACGTTGAAATCAATTCCGCATTAAAATTTATTAGTGAAGAATATACGAATAAATTAAATAAAGCACAAATTGAAATGATAAAGGACGAATATAACAAACTGAAAAAAACCTTGCGGGGTAATTTAGGAAAATCAGTAAAAGAATCCAATTATATATTGCCTGTTAAACGCATTCAAGCAATATTAGCAACACCATCCGGCGGTCGGTTTGTGCAGGATTATATTAAAGCGCACGTTAATAGTTTACGAACAAGAATACGGACACAACTAACCATTGATATTATTGAATCTTCATCAATGGAAAAGACAGCGCGTAATCTTAGAACACAATTTGATATTAGCCGACGCGGCGCCAATTTGATTTCACGCACTTCTATTATGGATGCCAGTAACAGAGCCAATGAAGAAGTATTCAAAGAAAATACCGATATTATTAAAGGATATAGATATGTTGCCACGTTAGATAATAGAACAACACTAATATGCGCGGGGCTTGACGGTAAAGAAGTAAGATTAAGGGAAAATTTACCTCAACCGCCATTGCATCCGCTTTGCAGGAGTTTGATTGCTCCTATTTTATTTGACGATCAATTTGAGGGGTTAAAAAGAATTGCCGTAACGAATGTGGAAAGAAAAAAAGTAAAACATAGAGATGGTACAACTTCAACAAAATTTAGAAATGTTAGCGGTAAAGATGTTTCGGCTAGTACTAATTTTTCTAAATTTCTTGAGAGGCAGCCTGCAAAGTGGCAACGGGAATATTTAGGAAAGACCAGATATGAATTATATAAAGACGGCAAGTTATCTTTGCAGGAAATGGCTACCAATTCAAAATCGTTTACAATAGAAGAATTAAAAAAGAAAGTAAGTTGAATCAATTTAAGTTTAAAACTATTATTTATTTGTATAAAATATTAAAAAGAAAGTAAGTTAATGGGAGCATTAAACGATAAAATCGCAGGCATTGTAACTAAAGTATTTGATAATACTTTAGTATCCGGTTTGGAACTAACTTCATCGGTAACAATCAACCGTATTGCTTCTACAGTGTATAGTACTGCGGATGGTGATGTTACGGGGAATGCGGAAAATTATATAGTAAATGCAATTAAAAGAAAAATTACAACAAATGATATTAAACAATTACGCGAAATAGGAATTACCGTAACAACAGATGATGTTATTCTTAGTATTGGTCAAGATCAAACGGATGCACCAACCGCTATTTTAAAAAATGATGAATTTGTTTTTGACGGTGGAACATATAACTTATTATTATTAGAAACAAAAAATTTAGGCGCAACCGGATTAACTTGGATATGCACAGTCAGCCGGAGATAATCATGGCTAAATTTAATCACAATTTTAAAGAAATGAAAAAAAGTTTTGACAATGTTTTTCAAGACCGAAAAAAACAACAAACAGATATTGTAAGAGCTGTTATTTTATCCTCTTTAAGTGATGTGATATTTTTATCACCCATTATATCCGGAGGATACCGCAGTTCACATCAAGTAATGATAGGTACACTTGGAAGTATTACTACTACTGTTTCGATTAAAGAGCCATTTACGGTATTAGCGGAGGGGGAACAAATAATAAATGCAAATGTAAAACCGAAAGTAAGAAACTTGATTTTATTTGTCACAAATCCCATTGCTTACGCTTGGGCTTTAGAAAATGGTCATAGTAAATTACGCCCCAACGGTATTTATTCTATTGCAGAAGATCGCGTAAAGAACCGATGGAAGAAAATAACGGGGTAATAAAAATTGAAAATATAAAATGAAATTTTGTAGTTAATCTTATTTTTAAAATCAACTATAAAATTTAAACTTGAAAGTATAGAACATGACCGCTTACATCAATGAAAGAGTATTAACAGTGGTGGACACATTCTTAGACACTAATTTTACTACTTGTGAAATTGAATTTAAAAATGTGGATTTAGATACTAAGAATTTAACTAAGTATATTTCTGTTTCGTATGTGCCCATTACGGAAGAACAATCCGTAATTCGTGTATCGAATCCGAAAGACAACGCCGGCGAGCGCAGGCAATATTTTCTGCAAATAATAATTAACACGGAAAAAGGAAAAGGTGGTGGTGAAAATGCTCGGATAGCGGACGCACTAACAACACTATTAAATAATGTAACGTTGTCAACGGCAAATCCAAATGAAAAAATAGAATTTGGGATTGTGTCTTCACCGTCACCGATTGGCGTCAATGATAAAAAATGGTATAGCGAAATTGTTAGAGTAAAATTCTGGATTCAGATTTCAAATACAAACTAATAAGGAGAAGTAAAATGGTTCAGGCAAAAGGTTCATCCGCAAAACTAATATTCGATTACGGCGATACTGATTATGGGAATGTGATTGCAGAAGGTTCAAGACGCCCAAAAGTATTAGCATTTAATACGTTTAATGTTTCAAAAAATCGGTCATTAAATCAAGCGCAAACCATTCGCGGTAACCGTAATCCTATTGTTCCTTTTTATGGCAACGCGGATGTAAGCGGTCAAATTGTAGTCCCTGTTTCTGAAATTGATTTCGGCTATTGGTTGTCTTTATTATTTGGCAAACCTGCAACGTCACAAAACGCGGAAAGTGCAGACCGAAAAGTCGGATTGCCCACTATTGCTGTAACGGCTGGAGTTGCTACTTTATCCGTTGCACAAGTAGAAGGTACTAATATTGACATTGGTGATAAACTTATTAGCGCATCCGCAACTGTTTACGTACAGTCTATTACCTCCACAACCGTCTATGTAATTCGTGATATTAACGGGGATATTCCTGCTGATTTTGTTGCGGAAACATTAACCTCAATTACTACAGAATCGTTTAATCACGTTTTTAAGATTCACCCAACGAATGCCATTGCACACGGTGTAACCGAATTATCATTGGTAGATATTAGTCCGTTATTACAATATTATTTATTTTCAGGACTAAAAGCGAACCGTATGGCAATCGGTTTCACCGGAGAAGCGGAAGAATTATTAGCCACTTTCGATGTGGTGGGAAAAGATATGCTGGAAAGTGAAAATGTAAGTGCGGGAGGTAATGTTACAATTACTGCCGGCACTGCTGAATTTACAATTGCTCAGCCGAATGTTGCGGTTGGTGATATGTTAATTTACGGCACGGCTAATGATATTGCTTATATTACCGTTAAAACTGACAGCGATACCATGACCGTAAAAACTACACGAGCAGGATCAACCAATCCTGCAAATACAGCAGGGGCGGTAGCGGTTGGCGCGATCATCCAAAATGGCAATTATGCGGGGCATGGTAGTGATGAAATATTTACCCCCCGTTTTATTCGATTCGAAAATAAACATGCAACATTAACAGAAGGAGGCGGAGTAGCCAGTAATTTAAAACAAGTTAATTTAAACATTGATAATCAATTAGATACGACTTCCTTCGTCATTGCCGGAGGAGGTTTACGTTACCAATTACCGGAAGGCATCGCTAATGTATCCGGTAATATTGTAGCAATATTTGAAAACAACATTATCGCTTTAAAAGCAAGTAATGAAACCAAATCCGAAATGACGTTGACACTTACAATAGATGCGGATGAAAAATGCGTTTTTGATATGCAGGAATTACGGTACTCGGAAAAAACGCCTGCAATTGACGGACCCGCCGGCATTGAATTAAATCTTGATTTTGAAGCTTACTATGAGAATGAAACAAATGCCAGCGCGGTGCAAATTACATTAACTAATTTACACCCTAGTTATGCTAACTAAGTAATAATTAGTTTATTCATTTTACAAATTGAAATTTGAAAGGGTATTTAAAATGTCAAGTTTTTTACAATTATCACTTGAAAAAAATGAAATTCATACTATCACGAATGAAAACCGGATTATCAAACAATCCAAGTTTGGTGATTTCAGTTTCTTTGTGGAATACAAAGATTTATCACGCAGTAAAACCAATGCCATCCGAAATAAACATACCAAGCGCATTAAAAATGCTCATGGAAAAATAGAAGAAAAAACAGACGAAACCGCAGTAGAAAATGATTTGTTTGTTGAAAAAATCGTAAATTGGAATATCAAAGATTCATCCGGTATTGATATTCCTTGCACGGACGAAAACAAATTATTTATTTCAGAACATCACAAAGCATTTGCCAATTTAATCTTATTGGTCATCGTCAATGAAGAAACCGGAGCCTTTAATAATATGCTGGATGATGACGATAATGAAAAATCAATAGAAGATTTACAAGAAGATATAAAAGAAAATGCGGATGAAGAAATAAAAAACTAAAATTAGTTTGGGGATGGTATATGAGTTCTTCTCCGAACTATTGTGAAAAAACATGCAGACCGTATTTTAAAAAATTAGATCAATTAACACCATGCAACGGGTGTCAGCATGAAAAGCCTGAAATTTTTAGCAGTAATCAAATTGCTTTGGATACGTTCTTGGATTGGTATTCTGTTCGCAGTGACTTTGGTGTATTCGATTTTCGTTTCATTTTGGATATATTAAAATTGGAAGGTTTAAATCAAAATGAAATTATGGATACCATGAAACGTTTATTAATATTAGATAAATACTTTCGTGAAAAATTGGATAAAAAATAATGCCTGGCGAATTAAAACCTCTCAATTTAGAATTTGGTGTAGACGATAATGGCTCCTTGAAATTAACTAAGATTGAAGGAACCCTCGCCAAAGTAGGCAATCGCTTAGACAGCGTATCTAAAAAAACATCCGCTTACGATGGTATTTTAACACGCTGGAAACAATCTCTACGTTCAATTACTTCTGTTCTTTTTTCCGTGCAATCTGCAATCGTAGCCGTAGTCGGAGCATTAGCACTTAAAAAAGGCATTCAAGAATTTGCCTCTTTTGAATCGGGGGTTGTATCGCTTGGCAGAGTAACGGATAGAACATTTGCAGAAATTCAAAATGACATTCTTAGTTTAAATAGCACATTGGGTTCACCGTCTGAATTAGTAGCAGGCTATTATAATGCGATTTCATCGGGAGCCACCGATACTAAAAGTGCGTTGGATTTAGTTACCGCTTCCGCAAAAGCCAGTACTATATCCGGCATAGATCAAGGGCAAACGTTAAAAGGTCTTGCGCAACTAATGACCGCTTATAACGGGGAAATTAAATCCGCTACACAGTCCGCCGACTTATTATTTGCAATCGAAAAAGAAGGCATTACTACTTTTGCAGAAATCATACCGCACATCGGTTCCGCCGCCGCCGCTTCTAAATTATTAAATATTAGTTCCACTGAATTAGCCGGAGCCATATCGTTAATTACACAGACTGCGGGTGAAACATCTAAAGCATTTACGCAATATCGTGGAATTGTTACAGGACTGATAAAACCGTCTGAGAGTTTGTTAAAAATATTTGAAGAATTAAACGTTGCTAACGGTGAACAACTTATATCACAATTAGGCTTAGTAGGTGGATTGAAGGCAATTATATCCAAAACAGATGGCTCTACTATAGCACTTGGTAAGTTGTTTGAATCCAGTGAAGCCATTAGAGGTGTTGTAAGTTTAATGGTAAATGATTTTGATAAATTATCTACCAAAATAAAATCAATTGAAGAAAATACTAAAGGTCTGGATGAATTTTGGAAAGATTTTTTAGCATCATTAGAAGGAAAATGGAATACTCTAACGAATACCATTAGTAAAATCATTATAGTTTTAGTTAAAATTGGTGATATTCAATTTAAGAATTTAGTAGACACAATTCAATCATTAGCGGATAGCACTCTAGTTTGGCTGCAAGAAAATGAAAAAATTATCAAAGCGAATTTAGATAAGACAATAAGGTTTATTGGTGATTCTGCAAAATGGCTTTATGAAAACTTTAATTTATTTATAACGGGAGTCAAAGCGTTTATTGCTTATAATCTGCCTGGTATTATTGCTTCTCTGCCTGGATTATTTACATTAGCCACAACAGCGGCGAAATCACTTTCAGCGATATTATTTGGTTTGGTTTTACGAAATCCGTTTGGATTATTATTAGCGGGTCTTGTAATATTTATTGATTACGTTCGGCAACATGAAAAAGACTTTGAACCGTTAATCCGTTTCTGGATTGAATTTAAATCGGTTGCTTTGCAGGCGTTTGAAACAGTAAAACTTGGATTGAAAAGTATTTATATTACAGGTAAATTCTGGTTTGAATTATTATTCAATTATATTTCAAAAAGTATAAAAGATGCCTCAAAAGAAGTCAATTTTTTAATTGATAATTTTAATATAGCCGCTTCATTAAGTGCAGGAAAATTAAAACAAATTCCAAGATTAGAATTAAACATTGGTGATTTTCCTGAACCAAACTTAGAAAAATCTTTAACAAAAGCACTAAATGATTCTAATCAAAACCTGCAAGATATAATTAAGAATACACTTGCAGAGCAAGACGCTTTAACCGATAGATTATTAAACGGAACTAAGAATAATTTGGAAAGCGTATTTTCTGATTTTACAATTCCAACTAATAATTGGGATGCAGTCTTAGACAGATTTACAACTATGTTTAATGAAATAAATGAAAAGGCAACGGATACCGTTGCAAAAACAGCACAAACAGCATTGACCGGATTTACAAAAGAAGAAATTGAAAAAGCGGAAATGTTTTTAAATAATATATTAGTTAGTTCCCAAACACCCATGCAACAATTTGAAGCATTGCAATCCGAAATATTTTCAGCGATGGAAAAGACAAATGTATCTGCAAAAGATCAGGCACAAATTATGCAATTCTTAGCCGGAGAATATAAAAAAGCATTTCGGGAAATGTTGGAATCATCAAGGGATTTTGAAGCAGGAGCATTGAGAGCATTTTTAAAAATTAAAGAAGCCGCTACCGATACGGCATTTCAAATTGAAGATGCTATTGTTGGTTCATTTAATGATATTCGCGCTGAATTTATTGATTTATTTTCAGAGGGAAATTTTGATTTGAAATCCGTTATTAGTAATTTATATAAACGGCAACTGGGTGTATTTTTTGACCGGCAAATTGCCGCTCCGGTAGCAAGTCTAGCCGCTTCTAATTCAAGTTTAGTTGGTGGAGGTGGAGGATTTTTTAATATATTGAAAAGTATTTTCCCGTTTGACACCGGTGGCATTATAAAAAAGAAAATTCAAAAGTTTGACAGTGGAGGCATTATAAACAATTACACTACTAATGAAATTCAAAAGTTTGACACCGGTGGCATTATAAAAAAGAAAATTCAAAAGTTTGACAGTGGAGGTTTCATGTCAACCGGATTATCCGGTATTATAAAACAACCTACGCTTATTAGTTTAGTTGACGGGATTAACTCAAGCAGAGGAGAAGCGGTGGTTCCATTGCCGGACGGAAAATCAATTCCGGTTAAAAATATGGATGCAAAAACGAATAATCAATCATTGCAGACAATTACAAATAATTATTTTAATAATCGTGTGACCGTGATTGCCGATGACCCGAAAACGTATGCGGATATTACAGACAAACAGCAAAAAAATACATTTCGTTTATATCAAAGACAATTATTAAATGCATAATCATTAAGGAAATATTATGTCAATCATTACCGGATTCCATGAAGAACTTTTCCCTACCGATATTTCTTTCGGGTCAACTTGTATTTCTCATTTGCAAACAACTAAGAATAAAACTAAAAGTGGTTTCAGGTCTGTAAACATTGATTGGGATGAATTCTCAGACAAATTTGATGTGTCGTATGGTGTCAAAACATTAACACAAGCACAAGCACTACGTGATTTTTTTCATGCCAGAAAGACTAATGCTTTCGGATTTCGATTCTTGGATTGGTTTGATTATTCTGCAAGCGATTCATTCATAGCACAAGCAACCGGTCTGGCTCCATCAACCTATCAACTAAGAAAGTTATATTACAATACCGGAGCAAATATAGTTAGTACGGTGATTGAAGTTAGCGGGGCGAATACATTACATACCACCGACGGCTCCTCCTTATTTGAAAATATGCTGGAAGATATGAAAATATATGTTCGTGGTTTTACAACGGCACATAATAATAACTTATTAACTGTAGTAAGTGTATCTCCAGATGGTGCAACGTTGACGGTATTGGAAACAATAGTAATAGAAGCCGCCGGAAATACCATTACGATTTCGCAAGCGGTTGATACTAAGAATGTTTTTAAACCCGTTCACGGCGGTTTATTTACACCTCTTTCGCAAGCGGTAGTAATTAAGGTAGATGGTTCAACTCATAATAATTGGACGCTTAATTATAAGAATGGTCAATTCATTTTTGATGCTTCTGTGCCTGCTCAATATGCGCATATTACCGCTTCCTTTGAATTTCATAAGGCGGTTGCTTTTGAATCCAATGAACTGGGATGCCGGTTTGACAGTGACCGAATCTTAAGCGTTGAGAATATTATTTTGGAAGAATTAAATTTATCGGAGTTATTAGTATGAGGACAATTAACGCAACCAGACAACTAAGATTAAATAGAGCGGTAACAACCGAAGCGCTCTGTATATTGATTACATTGCAGAATACTACGGTTATTGCGTTGACCGATCATAATAAAAAAATTACGAATAACGGTATTGATTATTTGCCGGAGGAAAGTTTTTTTCCTTCTAAAATTGAGGGTAGTAATTCTATGCAGGATAATTCTAAAATGGATTTTGCGGGGATTATTTCTACCGTTATTACTAAGTTGGATTTACATAGTGGTGTTTGGGATGGAGCGCAAATTAAGATTTTGTATATTGATTATATGCGTCCGGATTTAACGGCTATTATAATTAAACAAGGAAAAATCGGTAAAGTCAGTGTATCAGATTCCGGTTTTACTTGTGAATTTTTAGGATTAAAAGATTATTTTCGTCAAAAAATAGGAAGAAATTTAATACCCTCTTGTGATGCACAATTTGGAGATTCGCGTTGTGGAAAAGATTTGACCGAATTAAATAATAAACAGACAGGCACGGTATTATCATCCGTAACTAATATTACAATTGTAAGCAATGATATTGCCACAACTACGCATACTTCAACGAATGAAAACAACAATTTTTATAATTTTGGCTGGATTCAATGGACAAGCGGAAATAATAACGGGAGAATATCCAATATTAAATTACATACATTCGCAACCGGAGAGCATACATTTACATTTTTTCTACCTACGAATTTTAACATTCAAAATGGGGATTCGTTTGATATTGTTTCCGGTTGTGATAAAGCGTGGTCAACTTGCAGAGAACGGCATAGTAATAACCGTTTTACGGGTTTTCCTTATTTGCCTGGTAATACTTTGTATTCTAATTAAAAGTAATTAAGTAATTTTAATTAAATGATAAAAATAAAGGATAATTTAATTAAGTAATTTTAATTAAATGATAAAAATAAAGGATAATTAAATGGTTTTACCTTTTTTATTAGCTACATTAGGAAGCTTTGCCTTCGGACCCGTAGGGTTTGCATTAGGTTCACTTGCAGGCTTAGCCTTGCAAGGAAGACCCAAAACTTACGGGGCTCGTTTGAATGATTTATCTGTTCCAACAACTAATTACGGTTCACCAATACCGCAAGGTTATGGCACATTTCCGGTTGTTGGTATTCCGGTTTGGTCTCCTGGTAAAAAAGAAGTAAAAAAATCAAGAACAGTGGGAGGATTTTTATTTTTTGGCGGAACAGATATATTTAATTATTATTATTTTTACACGGGAACCGAAATATTAACATCGCATGAAATTAACGGTATTGTAGCCGTTTATATTAACGATAATAAAGTAGCGGATTTTTCCGGAGCGGTTGTAACAACCGCAATGGAACAATCAACAGGTAATTTTTTAAAATATGTGCATTTTAATTATGGCAGTACCCCCAGCACCGCCTCTCCGACTGCAATCAAAACATTAGGCGGAGGTATTACTAATAAAGATGAAGTTCCTATTTATCCTGGTTGTGCTTATGTTGATTATGATTTATTTCCTTTGGAACAATTTTCAAACGCTGTGCCAACATTTAAATATATTGTTTCACGCAATGCTAATATTAGTGCTGATAGTTGGACGAATGTTCCTGGCATACCCTGGCAGGGTCGTTCGTTATTTGGAGTAGCAAGACTGAAAAAAGAAGTCTATATTATTATGGGATTTTCCAATACGGCGGATTTAATGGACGTTTGGAAATCATCCGATTTAATTAATTGGGAACGTGCTCCCAGTGTAGGTAATCCACAACTAGGATGGGATGCTACAATATTTGCACAACAAATACGGTTTACCAACCTATATAATTTTCGTGCTGTCAATTGGGTAACTAATGAATTATTAGTTTTATTCGCGAATCAAGACCCGATTGAATATATAGTATGTTATGGCGGTGAAACAACCAACGGTAAATCTTGGATTCAACATTCAGAAACGGAATTAGGTAGTTTTATTATTGGTATTGCTTTTAACGGTAAGCGCTGGTTTGATGTTGTGGCATTAAGCCAAACTGCGTTTCCTAAACATTCTTACGGCATGTGCGTAGCGCGAGATTCTTCTATTTCTTCGAGTGATATTATTTTATTATATGGCGGCGAGAGTATACCTGGTTACAGTGCAACAATCAACCCACCAGCCGGAGGGCATAACGGGGCTAACGGTGGATTTTATAAAAATTTATATTACTCAATCAACGGATTATCTTTTGCTGAAATAGCCTCCGATGGAGGAATGGATTATAGAACTAACTGCATATTAGTTGAATTCAAAGGAGAGGTATACGGTTTTGGTGGACATGTAGAACCTCCTGGAGATAGTAATATATCTAATGTAATTTATAAAAAACAACCTGGTTTTAATGGATTCTTATTGCATAGTAATTATTTCAGAAAATTCTTTCCTGTACTATCCGCAAGTTTAGTTACTAATTCCGTGACAATAGAAAATTCAATTGTGAAAAATAATGTATTTGATAACATCGGATTATCTGTGGTATTAAGCGGAGCGGATGGGGGTTCATTTACCGTAGCATCTATTGAAGCAGACGGCAGTAATACCAAAATTATTTTAAACGAAGCATTAACCGGAATTGTTATTACAGAAATTTATATTAATGATGCCCCGTTTAATGGTGCAATATGGACGGGTGGTGTCTGGCGTAATAAATTAGTTGTGATTATGGCGAACACAAGCGGAGGTTCATCTACTTTAAATGTATTTACCTCAAATGAAGGGCAAGTGTGGACACAAGATGCCGATCTTAGTCCAACTCCGGTAACGTATGGTTCCGGCAGTTATCCTGAATATTTTAATTTTGATGAAATTATTGCTTTATTAGGCGGTGAAAATTCTTCTCAAGCCGTACATAACGTAGTGTTACGTTCACAAACTCCCGTAACTGCTGCAAGTACAATTACATTATCTTCTATTGTTTCTGATATTTGGGAAAATCAATTATTGCGTTCCGCCGATTTATTAGATGTTTCGGATATTACAACTGTTTTACTGCACGGGGCTCCTAACTATGATAATTCTTCTCCGGCGGATTATTTGGAACAATTATGTATTGCTTTCGGCATAGATGTAATTGAAACGGATAAAGTATATTTTCGTCAACGTAAAAATGCGGATACCGGAATAACAATCACAACTACTGAATTGGCTACTTATGCAGAGAATGAACAAATACCGGATATTATTCATTCCATCATTACTAATGATTTAAGTGTTGCGGTAGAAGTCAATGTTAATTATTACAATGTGTCTAATGATTGGAAAATTGATAGCGCTACCGCCAGAATACAAACTAATAAAATAGACGGCACAATTGAAATAGACAATCAAAATAAATTAGATGTAAATTTGAGTGTGTGCATGACGCCGGAACAAGCACGGACGACCGCGCATTTTATATTATGGAATCAATTAGTAAGTCGTAAAAAAATACCTGTTCGATTAGGCATAAATAGAATTGCACTTGAGGAAGGCGATGTCATTACTTTGCAAACAGATGACGGTAATTTTACGGTGCGATTGGAAGAATTTTCTAATATTTCCAAGAATATTTTTGAATGGCAAACCAGTTTAGAAAACGTAACCTTGTATACCGTGCCGGATAGTGAGGTAGGTTCTCTGCCTGTCAATAATACACAAGACAGCCCTCTAATTGATTTTAATCTGAACAGTCAATTTTTGGATATTCCTTCTTTATTTAAAAATGAAAATAATGAATATGGGTTTTTTATTGCTTCTAATTTTTCAAGAGAATCTGAATCTAAATTTAATGGTTATGAAGTGTACAGACAAACGGATCCAAATATTAATCATTATGAATTAATTGGTAGTTATAACAATCCTGGTATTATAGGAATTACACAAGATAATACCGCATTGATTAGTAATGCCAGTGAATTTCTTTTGGATAATGCCAGCACTTTGACGATTGATTTAGAAACCGGAAATTTACCTGAACTAATTACTATGCGGGATATATACCGCTATCAAGGATACTTTTATTACGGCGGTGAAATTATGGCATATTCAAAAGCGCAACCTTTAGGTATTTTTGCGAACCGGAAACGCTATATCTTATCTTCACTACTTCGAGGACGGTTAGGAACAGAACATAAAATCAGTACGCATACCGCAAATGATATTTTTGTTTTTCTGGAAGGATTATCCGATATTTTTTGCGGACAATCCGATATAGGAAAAGCGATCAATTATAAAATAGTTCCAATCGGTACTGATTACGAATTGGTTGTACCGGATTCATTTACAAATAATGCAATTCGTAGAAAACCGTTGCCGGTTTCTTTATTAAAAGCCGAAAGAAACAATAGCACATTAACATGGAAAATTACCTGGAGCGGCAGATCAAGATTTTCTTTAGGATTTAATGATAGCCTGTTTAAAGTCATGTCAGAAAATGAAGAACATTATAAGATTGAATTTTATAATTCAACATATACTAATATTTTATTTGACACATTTATAATGTTTCCGAAACGTGTACAAGGTATTGAAACAATCCCTACTTTTTTATTATCTTCCAGTATGCAGATTAGTATATTTGGAAGTATTCAAAATACTTTGTATTTGCGTGTATATCAATTAAGTGATGATTATACGTTAAATAGTTTTTTAAGTGAAACAAAACAATTAACGGCTACTGTACTATAAAAGGAAATAACCATGACAACTCCAAAATGGTCTTTTAATGAATTTACAAATCAAGATATTGATATTGCTACGAATTTGAATACGATTATCAACGATATTGATTTATTACTTTATGGTATTTCTATCAATAATACCACTACGATACCTCCGGTCTCTCCGGCAAGCGGAGACGTGTATATAGTTGATGGGGATGAATATATTATTACAGCCGTTAGTACGGTGGATAATTCATTCACGGTAGCAGGAGATCAATCAAGTAAATTTACGGTAGGAAAATTATTTATTATAAGGAGCGGAATACATCAAGGCAGTTGGACGGTAGTATCTTCTACTTATACCACCAGCACAAAAATCATAGTCGTGCAAGCAATAGGAAGCGCAACGGTAGCAGGAACCATAATGATAGCAAACGGGGTATGGAATGGTCATGTAAATGATATTACTATTTATCTAAATGGCTCTTGGAGATATATTAGTCCGGTTCAGCGCACTTTATTTTTTGATATTGCGCTTAATGATTATATTTATTACGAAGGGAATTCATTATCTTGGGTTACAGGCGTTCCGGTATCCGCGCATACACATTCATTAGTTGATATTACCGATGTAACTGCAACGGCTGGAGAAATAAACTTATTGGATTTGGGTGGATTAACTGCTGGACAAGTTTTGCAGGCAACCACCGCTACTACCGCCGCTTGGCAGGGAATTACCGCCGGCAGTTTACCTACCGCTATTGATGCCGCTAAGATTGCCGACGGCTCGGTATCGAATATTGAATTTGAATATTTAGACGGGGTAACAAGTGCTATTCAAACTCAAATTGATTCTAAGGCTGCAAAAGACAGAATTGAAGACACTACCGCGGATACTTTTATTGATGTAAATAATGTGGATGATAATAATATTTATTTTGTATGTAATTCAATTCCGGTTATGCAATTGGATGAAGGAACAGGAGTGCCTTTAATTGGTTTTGGTATTGCCCCGACTTCTAATATTCATTATAGAAGCACAACCGGAAGCATTGAATTTAAAATGGAAAGTACACAAGATGTACCCATACAGTTTACATTTGCTAACTCACAAAATATTTGGGTATTAACCGCAGATGCAAATTCTTTTTTAATATCATTAGTTGGTTTAGGTAGTGTATTATCCATTGATTCAACAGGAAAAGTTACATTTTTAAATAATATTAGTCATGGAGGAATAACAAACTATGGCAGTAAAACGCAAGCACAAATAAATGCTTTAACCCCCGTTGAAGGTGATATTGTTTATAACTCTACAACTAAAGATTACGAATTTTATAATGGAAGTAATTGGAATGGAATGGCAAGAGTAAATTAAATTTGAAAGGATATTAAAATGAAACTTGTAAGAATTGTCTGTCTGTTGGTTTTGTGTGTTGTTTTATGCGGCGCGGTGCGGGTGCAGGCGCAGGAAAAGCGCTTATTGATTATTCCGAAACGTTCGGAGATTACTCAGTTTAAAACTCTAACGCGGGGGCAAAAAAAGGCAATCAGAAACCGTGTGGCTGCGCTTCGTATATTACGTGGTTCATCCGTTCCTATAAAAATAAATATCAAGAAGATTCAGCGTAAAGGAGGAAAACGATAATGAGATACTTACTTCCTCTTTTATTTATTTGTCGGTTTGCAACCGCACAAATAACACTTGTTGAAAAAGCACCGGATTTTATTCCTTCCGCTTCACCTTATCTGTTTGAAGCGAACGATAGTGATTTTTCCGCTTACGTAAAAAGTGACGGTTCAGCCGCTTTTCAGAATGATGGGCTGATGGTTGAATTTCAGCCCTTTATCGGCGGGGGTTGGGAAGATACTAATTATCTGATTCAGGAAGCGGAAATATTCAGTGGCAGTAATCCGGTTGCAGTTGCTAATCAAATCCATTTTGCAAGTCCTTATACGTTTGCAGAGAGTTTATTAGTATACACCACTTACACGGAACTAAGATACCGTATGGTGTTTAATTCCACCGCCGGTCAGGACTTGGCGGGAATTATCCCCTCAACCAGTGATCTTATATTCGGTGGTTATAACTTTACGGTAGATGATTTAGCGGGTTCAACCGTGATTGCTTATGCCAGCATTGAGGATACCAGTGGAACTGTGATTGACCCAAGCGGATATGCAATTGCTTATAAAATCGAAATTAGAAATGCAACCGATACCTTGTTTGTTGAGCCCGCATTTGGTATAAAGGATACCGGTGAAACTGTATATGGTGAACTAATATGGTCTGATTATGGTATTTTAAAACGATGGTCTGCCGAAACATGGAATGATTTAATTTGGATTGACCCTGTAATTAGTGATA